TCGTTTAATTTCGATTGTCTTTTTTCACAATTTTTACACTTCGGTATTCCTAGTGCGTCGGTCACATTTGCTATTACATCTCCAAGTCCTTTAACCATACTTTTGATTTTAGATTTTTAACAGTTCGGTATAATATACTATAATTAATTCCCGTTTTACGTGAAAGTTCCGAAATTGAAACCCCTTTAAACTCTTTTATTATTTTATTATCAGCATCAGTTATCACACGCCCACAAACTGCAAATATAACGAGTTTCTCCCACGTTGTTAGATTTATGAACTCTATACTCATTTGCTCGTAAATCGTGTCTGTAATGTCATTAAAATCGTCTTTAATAACAATTCTATTATTGCAACTACTTTCTTTTACGGAATCAGTATAAATTGATTTTAGTGTAAAATAAATATAACTGAAATTAATGTCTTCAAACTTCTTGCCACTATCGTATAATTTGATGTAACAGTCTTGAACAACGTCTTTTGCTGTTTCTAAATTACCCGTTATTTTTACGGCTGCCTTTAGAATTTCGTCGTGGTGCTTTGATAGTTGCTGTAACATTTTCCAAAGATATACAAAAATCTTTATCAATCAAAAAATTTGCTCTTTCTGGAGTTGTTTCAAATTCAAACCCTACTTTTAGATTTTGATTCAGTTGCGTATCGGTGTACGCTCTAGTAACTTTTAGTTTCATAATGTTATAATTTTCACAAAGATACACATTTATAGTAATAGTTGAAATTTTTCTTTAAATTTTTCCATTCGTGATACGTTATTATTTTCTCATGCTCTTTAAAAGTTTGTTTGTGGATAGCAATTAGTTTGAGTTTTGTTTCGGGTTGTAGCATTCTATATTGGGTATATTTGTCCTTTAGTATTTTGCAAACAAATTGCTTTTTTACCTAAAGAAATTAATTCATCAATTCTATGTTTCTGTAATGGTTTTAAGGTATCGCTTAACTCTTTACATTCAATCCATAAATCTATTTCGTTTTGTTTCATACAAAGCAAATCAGGATAACCACTATCAGATAATTTAATAATATTTAAAACGGTCCAACCTTTCGATTTGTATTCTTTGATAACTTTAGATTGAAATTTTGACGCCATGATTTTCTTTTTTAAAAATTGATAAAGTAAAGTTTTTTTTATTCATAACACTTTTATAAATCTGTTGTTCAATTCCACCCTCAGAAAATACCCAATAAATATTATTTTCTTTACGGTCAATAGTTGTCATTCTATCCCTGGACTGCCAGTATGTAACTGCTGAATAATCAATATTCAAATATACTAAATAATCTGCATTTTTCAACGATATACCCTCACGAAATGAAAGCACTTGACATGCTATATTTTTATTTGAATTGTCAAACTCTTGTAAATCAAAACAAAGATTTTCTTTGAAAGTATCTTTTAACATTTCTAATTCCTGTTGAAACTTATAGAAAATTGCTATTTTATTACTTTTAAACTTCTCTTTTATAAACTCAGTTTTTGAATTATCAATAGTAATTGCAGCACCGCCATCTAAAATGCAAGTTCCTGAGTAAAGCTGGTGTAATTTACTCATTAATTTTGCGCCACTATCCGCTATAATTAAATCATTTTTACCTATAAAAATATTGTCTTTTTTTAATATATCAGTTATTTTATAAGTAATAGGCTTCATTTTTACTTTTAAAATATTTTCGTTTACAGTTGTAGAAAATCCAGCCTGTTCTTGTGTAAAAGTTATAATGTACTTACTTACCATTTTATCAATTCTATCCTTGTAAGCGGCTGAATAATCGTTTACCTCAGCATATCCTAGATATTTCTTTTTAACATTAACGTAATCCTTTGCCCATTTATAAAAATTAACGTAATCTTTAAAGGGTGTATAATTAGATAACCAAAATTGGTGGTATATCTGAGAGTAACTTTCGGGTGTTGGTGTACCACTTAAAAAAATCATAGGTAAGTGAGCAAATTTTTCTTTTATTATTTTAGTTGCTCCGTTTGGTTTTGGAAAAGCTCCGTTTCTATGATGTTCATCGCTTATAACCAAATCGTATTTATCTTTGATTAGATGAACGCTTTCATTATTTACTACTGTTATATCGTATTGATACTTTAAAGCGTTGAAATCGCTTAAAATTGACTCTATGGCTTTCTTTTTAGTTAAGAATAAAACTTTTTTAGCTCCGAATAACTTTGCAGTTTCTAAAGCCATTAAAGTTTTTCCAGTTCTAACCTCGCAAACTAAATAAACTAATCCATATTTATTTAATTTTTCATTTGCTTGGTTCGCTATTTCTATTTGATAGTCTCTTAATTTCATATTGTTTTTTCTCTAGGTTTTGTTAAGTTAGCTTTTTTAGTAGTAAATCTTAATGTAGTATTTTCATTATGAAATTTAATAAAATAATCTATTAAAAATTTATTATTAAAAAAACGTTTTGTTTCTCTTTGAATTACATATTTATATAAATCTGAATATGTTTTTTTATATTTTTTTAAAAATAATTCTACTATAATTGAAAAATCATGATTATGATGGTCAACATTCATTTGATTTAAGGATTTTAATACAACCCCTGTAATTTCACATTTAGTTACATTTGGTATAAATTGTTTTTTAAATTTTAAAATTTCACTATCTACCGTACTTCTAAAAGCTCGTGTAACTTCTTTCTTTTTTAAATCTTTAACTAAAGTAAATGTATGTGATATATCTATTTTTTCATTATTATCATTTAGAATATAAAAACAAAAATTATCCTTACCCCAAGTTGGGTTATTAGAGTAAATATAACCATTATGACCATCTTTAATTTTATCTAAATAATTTGGGTGATTTTTCATAAAATTATCAATCTTATAAAAAGTTTCACAATAAAAATATAACTTGTCTTTTTGTATTTCTTTTATTATTTCTTTCATTTTGTTTATTTTTTTAAGGTGTAAACCAACTGTAAACTAAGTGTAAACCTACTTTACACTTTTTTAACATATTTTTTCAATGTTTATTGGGGTTAACAAAGGAAAGTGTAAACTGTAAACCTTTTTTTTATAAAAAAAATATTTTTTTTATTTTTTATTTTTTTATTTATTAGTGTAAACCTACTTTACACTTTACACTTTCGTTGTTAGATACTATAAAATAAAGGATTTTACTGTAAAGTAACTGTAAACCTACTTTACACTTGGTTTACAGTTTTCTAATTCCTTTAACCATTTATTTATTGTTACTCTCGATACTCCTAAAAGTTCAGCGGTTTGACTTCTATTAAAATTTGGATTCTCTTCATGTATTAATTTTAATTTTTCATTAATATTTTTTCCATTTTTAGAACTTGTTTTAATATTGCTTACTTCAATAGAATTAACCTTTACTTTCTTTGCGGTTGCAATAAAATATTTGCTTAGTTTTTCAGCTTTTAAGATACTTTCTTTTGAAATTAGTAAACTATTACCACCCTCACTAAAAAACTCATCAAAAACGTGTATAATTAAAGAAAAACGAGGTATGTAAGATTTTTGTTTAGGGTACATACTTTTTAAATACTCATTTTCATTCTCATCGTTTTGATAATTTGTAATTTCATTAAAAATACGCATCCATTCTATTTTTGCGTCTTCGCTAAATTTAGCTGTAAGGCTTTCAATAGTTCCGTCTTCATCTCTTTTAACGATACTTTTTAAAGAATCATAAAAACAGATAACATTATCTTTATACCAATCTAATATTTCATATTCTAATTCATTTTCATTATAAAATTCAATAACACAATCTGGAAAACTCAACAACATTCTGTCCATAAATCCATTATCTTTATTTTCTTCAGTATAAAATCCATTCAATATACCTGGCTGAATACCACCTAAAACTGGAATTAATGGTTTATCTACAAAAGAACTTTTAGCAGTTTTACGATTTAAAGAAACGCTTTTACCACTCCAACAACTTAACCAAAATTCAAGGTCAGAACCAGCACGATATTTATTCATATCTTTTAACCAACCATTTAACTCATCTTTAAAAATACCTACTGCATTGTCGCTTTCTTGGTGCAAATCTACTAATGCCTCTAATGTAATATCATTTGCAATAAATTGTTTTTTTATTGGTTTTTGAACTTCTACAAACTCCTCTTTTTCTTTTTTACCTAAATTATTATAAAACTCAAATTTTTCAAAATCCTTAATGTAATTTTTAATTTCTTTAGAATTTATTTTTTGAAGTGGAAAAATAATATTATTTATACTTGGTGTTTTACCAATACCAGCTTTACCAACTAAAGATAACCAAATAGTAGCGTTTTCGTTCCAACCTCTTTTAACTTCTATTTCTATTGAATTACCAATGCAAACTGATATTAACCAAAGTAAGCTGCTACCCATATAATCAATATTTGAATCTAATTTACTATTGCATTCCATGATATAATTTTGAATAGGCAAAGGATAAATTTCTATTGGAAATTTAAGGTCATCTTTATTGTATAAATATTGTTCAATTGCTGGTTCGTTTGGTGTTATTTTTTTTGTTTGTTCAATAACTAATTTTTTCAAACGTGATCCAAAACCAAGTTTATACAATTCTTTTGCACCTGTTGAGGTGTCTCCATTATGATAACTCCAACAATATGCTAGGAATGGTGTAATTAGTTTTTCATGAGGGTAGTTTGTACCTGTTGAAAAAAGATACATGCAATTAGAATCTTTAAAAACATAACCGCTATGTGGCGAAGTCGCACCATGCCTTTTTATAACATATTTTTTTGATAAATTACCAACTATTGAAAACTCACTACCTATAACATCAAAAATATTAGTTTTTTGATTATAGTCTTCCCAGCAAGTTATTTCAGTTTCTAAATATTCATTATTATTTTTTATAGGTTCAATTGGAATTTCTTTTATGTAGTCATACATTCGAGAAAATGAAAATATTATTTCTCTGTCTTCATCTGAAATATAACCAACTTCAAAATAAGATTTTTTTGATACTTTGCTTTCAGGATATGCAAAAACATACCCACCAATACCACGAGTTTCAATAACAGCCTCTTTATGATTTTCTAATTTAGCTAGTTTTAAATTACCTTGTACATTTTCATTTTTGTATAAAATATGATACCCAGCATTTTTAGTTTTATAAATTACTACTTTGTCTTCAAAGTCTAAAATGTTATCTGAAAGATATCCTAAATATTCATTCCAAAATTCCTTTTGTTCTTTAGCAGTTGAAAATACTTTTAAATCAATATCAATAACTTCTAAATGTTCAAATCCTGTTACGATACCAAAATTATCAGTTCCAGGTAATTCTCTACCATCTTTTTTTATAATGCCACCTTTATACTCTAATTGTTTTTTTAATTGTTCAATCGTTAGTTTTTCTGTTTGACATTTTCTCCAAGCATAATTTGGCACTTTGTTATTTGCAACCGTAATGATTGAAAAATAATCTAAAAACTTTAAAATTTTGTTTGTTTCTAGCATAATATTTTATTAAATTAAAAAACCCCTAAAATCCCAGCGTCTACTCTGTTCATTTAAGGGTTTTGTTTGGTTTATTTAACCAGTATCTTAAAGAGGTAGACGTTCTCTTCTGCAAATATACTAATATTTTCCGTATAACATCAAATAACTTTTATAATTAATTTTATCTGAATAACTCCAATACCAATCAAAGATTTTACCTGGTGTTACATCATTATCTAAATCTCTTCGGATATCTTCAAATGATAAAAAAGCGTCTGCAAAACAATTAATACCGCCTTTAATATCGCCTATCCAGCCATCGTTAGTAACTTCTTGTTTCTCGCAAAAAGTGTCTGTATAAAGGTCAATTAATTTATCAATTTTTTTTTTCATCGTTCAATATTTTTCTATAAATAGTATTTATTTTTTCTTTATTCACGCCCATTGAAGCGTAATATTCTAGTATTGCTGTTATTCGTTGTAGGTTTTTCATAACTTACTTATTTTAACCAGTTGTTGTCTTTGTGCTAAAGTTGTTTTTTTAAAGAAGTCGAACCTACTATAATCTAGTATAATTAACGCTTCTTGAAATTTTATCCCTTTTTTCACTAGTTTAGTAACTTCTTTTAATATATCTAAATTTGGCTTTATAGTGTACTTTAGTTTTATTTCTGAAAGTGCCAAAACCTCAGCCCAATATTTTGTCTTAGGCTGCGATAGTATAAATAAATTTCGATAAGTTTTATTTGGATATCCCGCTTTTAATTCTCTTATTTTTTGTTCTGGTGTCATTTCTTTATTGATATATTTTTGTGTTTAATTAATTCATCATTTATAACAGAAATTGTGTCTTTTATCAATCCATCGACAAACCATTTATTTTGTTCACAATTCAAGTTTTTCCAGCCATGTTTTTCTTCTAGTTCTAGCTTAACTTTTGATAATGTTATTTTCATATTTTTAAATTACGCCCCGAATTAACGAGGCGTTTTTTTTATTTATTAAAAAGGTAAGTCATCCGCTTTTGTTTCTACTTTTGGAGTTGCAGTTTCTACACTTGTTTTTTCAATTTTCCAACCGTTAAAAGAAACATAAAATTTTCCATTGTATTCATTGCCTCTTACATTTACAGAAACCTTTACTTTGTCTCCAATTGCAAATTTATCCAAAATACTACATTTATCCTGTACGAAATCTACGGGAATACTTTGTGGGTATTGTTCCTCTGTTTGAACTACTACTAAACGCTTTTTAAACGTTCCAGCTGCTCCAACTACTTCCTCTGCTCCAATTACTTTAATCGTTCCTAAAATTTCCATTGTTGATTTGTTTTAATTTTGTTAATATACTCTAGTTTAATTTCGATTACTTCCTGTAATCGTTCTTTTATTTTCTCAATCATAACCTCATCACGTTCAACGATAATTTCGTGATGGTATTCTGTACCCTCGTGAACTAAATAATTAAAGAAATACGCCTTGTTTCTATCCGTAGATAACATTTGCATTTGCATCTGTGCGTAATACTTTTGATCAACTTCATTTGTAGCTACTAATTTAAAAAATGTACTCGATTTAGGACATTTAATTTCTAGTATTGCATTGTCCGAAACTAATCCATCTGGAGAAGCTCCCGAGTGTTTGCAGTTATCAAAGAAACCGCAATTAGTTACTTCTAAAAACTCCAAAGATTTCAATTCTTTAAACTTTGCAAAAGCCAAAGGTTCTGTTGTGATGCCCCGCTCCATGTCAAAGCTTATAAAGTTCTCTTCAAACTCTCCGTAAAGCGACTCGATAGCCTTATCAATAGCGTAATTTTTACCAGTTTCTCCAATTCCACGAACGCCAAGTATTTTAATAATTTCGGAAGCTGTGAATTTTCCGTACCGTTGTTGTTTCCAACTATCTACCCTTTGTAATTGTTCCATTTTGTTTCAATTTCTTTAGTTAATGTATAATTTTTAGTAATCATTTCAATAGTTGCATTAGCTTTTTTTGCGGCTTCAAAATTTGCCTCAGTAAAGTTTGGCAACACTTTGTTTAATATTGGTTGCAAAGGTTTAATTCGTATCCCATCCGTTATTGCGCCAAGCATACGAACATTTCTGTCGACGTACAACTCGATTAACATACCTTTCCAATTCTCTATAACGTGGCATTCTTTACCGACTAATCCGTTTTTCTTTGCGAAGCCAGCTAAAATTTTGTTGTTAGTAGAATTTAATTTCAAAGGTTTTATATTTTCTACAAAGTGTAAAAATATACCGTCCATTTTAGTACCTGAAACATCTACATTAGTTTCGTACTTTACTTCTTTAATGCTGAAAATCAATTTAGATCCAGCGGTTTCCATAGCATCTAAATCGGCACTCGCAAGGTGTGTAGATTTTCGATATTGTCTCCAGTCGGTTTTAGTTTCCATTTTCTTCTTCTTTAAAAAGGTTAATTAAATTTTCAACAGAAAAGGTTGAATATTTTTTATGAATATTAACTAAATAAATCGCATCGGACATTTTCAATTCAGTCCACCAAATCATATTGTTCATCTTTTCAGTCAATGCTTCAATTGTTGCTGGATATTCAACAGCTTCTAATTTTAACAACTCCAAAACTTCTGGTTTTAATTTTTCAAATAATGTTTTCATAATGTGTTTTTTTTATTTAGGTATTCCGTAACCAATTAATTCTCTTTTTTGGCAATTAGTACTAAATAATGGATAGTAATATCCTAGAAATTCAGTTATTTTTTTTGCCTCTCTTACTGTTTCTACAAAAATAGTTCTACCATCTTTGATTCTTTCAGAAACGTCTACTTTCTCTTCTGTAAATGCTTTCATAATAATAATGTTTTTAAATTAAAAAACTCCCTCAATGACCGCCAAGTGCAAAGAGAGAGTAGTTATGTTTCAATCTTGGCGGATTTTCTTCTGCAAATATAATACTTTTTTTTAATTAAATGCGTTTTTATTTAAAATAATTAATTTTACTTTCAATAATATAAAATCCGTCTTTGATAACTACATCTGGAATAGGTCTGTAATATCTGGTGTACCTATTCATGTTTTTATCTTTCAATTGCTTTGCTTGTTCCTTTGTGTATTTCATAATAGTTCGATTTCGGTTTTTACTTCTTGCCAATATATTAAAATTTCTTTATTCCAAACATCACATTCATAATCAGATATTGTTTCAATTATCTCATTAACGCATATTAAAGCGTATATTAATGCGCATTGTTTAAAATCTATAAATGAAACTTCGTCCCATTTATCAGTTATTAAATCTCCATCAAACTTATCTACTAATTCGTCACATTTCTCTTTTGGTGTCATAGTTTCTCGATTTCGGTTTTAACTTTTTTATAAAATTCTACCCATAAATCATGGCAAAGATTTGTTTCTATTTCTATTATTAAATCAACTGCTATTAATGCGCAACGGATGCTCTCGGTAGGATTTTGGTATATAATATACTCTTTTTTTTTAGTATCGTGAAAATGATTGAATTTAGTTACTAAATCTCTAGCTTTCTCTTTTGCTTCCATTACCTATTAATTTTATTTACAATTCCCTCAATACTCTTTTGATCCTTTCGGTATGCGTCTATTATGTGGCAAATATTTTCCATATCGTAGATTGCAATTTCACTAACTTTTTTAATAAACGTATCGAAAACGCTATAAACGAAATCCGTTGAATCTGAATCACGTTCAAAGAATTTATCGTAGTGATTTGCTTCTGCTTTGATTAACTCCGCCAAAACGCTGTTTAATTTGTTTTTAAGCGACTGTTTATAGTATGGCGTGAATTTTATTTGCTCGAGTTGGTTTAGTGCAATCTGGCAGCTCATAACGCTGTTTGTAATTTTATCTTCTATTTTCATCTTGGTATATTTCTATTAATTCATCCACATTTTTACTCCAGTATAACTCTGGATGGTTAATTTTCAATAGTTCTAAAAATCTACTAAAACTAATTGCAAATTCTTTTATAAACGTTTCTGTTAAATCTAATTTTTCAGAGTTTAACCACGCTTTTTTGTTTATTTCCAGGAGTTTATTTCTTATTTGCATTCTCCTATTTTTGGAATAGCACTTGTAAAAGTAGTATTATGTGTTTTTTGCTTTTGGATCTGGCTACAATCGTTAATCGTAGTGTAAACCGTATGGTACGTAATAGCTGGATTTTGTGGCGTCCCTAAAATATTAAATGTTGAAAGTGCTACAATTCTATCACAGTTGCAATCTGCTGTTAAAACTTTCTCTTCTGTTGCTGTTTTGCTGCAAGAAGTAGCAGCGAATAATACTGATAATAATAATAATTTTTTCATAATTTTTTTTTAATTTGTTCTTGACCAATTTTGATTTTTAATTTCTCGTAATAATTTTTCGCATTTTGCGTAGGCATTTTTAGATATGTAGCTTTTTCGGGCGTTGTCTCCTAAAATAATACTTCGCTCCTGAGCGATACTCCAACGCTCCTCTTTTGACAATATTGTAAACCTGTAAACATCGGCTTCATATTTCAACACTTCGGTAAATTCTGTAAATGATATCATGATTAAAGTTTTGTAAATGTTTCGTTGTAGTATTGTTCTCCTGTTACATTAGTAATTTCAAATCCGCAATCATAAGCATCAATAATCTGCTCCTTTTCCATTTCTAAAAGGTCTTCATCAATTCTTTTAATAATATTACTCAAAGTTAATCTCACGACTTCTTGACAAGCTTTTCTCATTTCTTGATTTTCAATTTTAATTAAAGCATCTTTTGCTGATGTTTGAGTAAAAATTAAATCTTCTCTCAAATCTTGCATTGCTGTTTGTTTCATGTTATTTATTTGTTAAATGTTTCGTTGTAATATTGTTTTGCTCTTACTTTATCTGTTTTTTCATCTAGAATATTATCAAAACAACCTTCTTTATAAGTATCTATTATCTGCTGCTCAAACATTTCTTTAGCTTGTTCAATTAATTCTCTTTTATTCATTTCATTTTTAGGAACTATGTGGCAATTTTCGATTAACCATTCTACTGCTGTTATCATAATATTACTTCGATTTGGTTTGCTTTTAATTTTTCAAGTTCTTTTTCTAACGCTTCAATTCGCATTAGTAAATATTCAATTGTGCTTTCCATTTTATTCTTGATTTAAAGTTAATAAATATGCTTTACAAGCGTTATAAACTGCTTGAATTTGCTTAAATTCTTCCGTACCTCTTTCGGTAGTTAATTTTTCATCACTTGCAAAAAACAAATCCCATTGTTCAATAGTTCTTTTTTCACATCCTATTTGTATTTTATCGCCTAAAATTGAAAAACTCCATTTGCAAAATAAAGGTAAATATGCAGTTTCTTTGTTTTTAGCCGAATACAAATTAGCCGAACTCAAATCAGCCGAACGCAAATTAGCCGAACTCAAATCAGCCGAATACAAATTAGCCAAACTCAAATCAGCCGAACTCAAATCAGCCGAACGCAAATTAGCCGAACTCAAATCAGCCGAATACAAATTAGCCGAACGCAAATCAGCCGAACACAAATTAGCCGAATACAAATTAGCCGAACGCAAATTAGCCGAATACAAATTAGCCGAACTCAAATCAGCCGAACGCAAATTAGCCGAACGCAAAGAAACTCTTTCTTTAACAGCTTTTTCAACTGCATCTTTTATAGTTGCATTTTCCGCTTCGTAAGTAAATAGCAAATCGCCATAAATACTTTTAATTTCTATTTTAGTCATCTTATTTTAAATTATTGATTATTTGATTGATTAAATTTTTTTGATACGTCATATCTTTTGATAAATGCAACTCTTGCAAAGCGATTTTAGCCTCTCTAATTTTCTTTTCGAGTTCGTTTACATATTCTTTCGCTTCGTTGCTCTGGTCGTCCTGTAATAACCAAAAATTATCTGATGCACTTGGCTCGTAGTCGAATTCCTCTGTTGGGTCATTTTTATATTTTGTCATTTTTATAAGTTTTACAAATTACGTCGATTGCTTTTAATATTTCGGGCATTGCTTTTAAAGGTAAAAATCTGTGAAATCGTTTTAATTCCGTTTTATCCTTCCATTTGTAGGGTCGTCCTACGGGGTTTGTTTTCATAATTTCTCGATTTCGGTTTTAACTTCTTGCCAATACTCATCATTTGACTTATAGTCTATTCCTGTATCACTTTCGCCCCATGTAATCATAGGGTCTGTTTTCAATATCTCATCAACTGCTATTAATGCGCATTGTTTGGCAATTATTGAATTACCATTAATCCAAAGATTATGGTATTTTAAAAACAATTCATCACATTTCTCTTTTGGTTTCATACTCGTGTAATTTGGATTAATAAATAAGTTAAAATTATTCCCGCAAAAATCAATTGAGGGCGTTTGTGTTGTAGAAAGTGTTTCATTTTAATTGGTTTTAAAGTTTGATAGGGCAAATATAAAACAATTAATTTAATGCACAACAATTCTATGTAATTTAAAATCATTCTAAATAAAAAACCACATTACACATTTACGTAATATCTTAATTTATTACACTTTTTGGTAATAAAAAAACCACCCGTTAAGAGTGGTTTAAAAACTATTAAGGGAGTCGAACCCTTATTAATTGCAGAACTTGCAACGTGCTACCATTGCATAAAATAGCTTTTATATTTTCTATAAACATAGTAAATCGGTATCAATAGCAATAACCACCAATAACTAAATGTTTTTTCTATTTCTTTGTGTTTAATTGCTACTTTTTTATTTTCGCTTTTAACGTGCTTTATTTCGCTTTTAATATCGCTTTGAATACTAATATGCTTTTTAGTCTTTACGTGCTTAATTTTAGCATTAAAATAGGTTTTACCATCAATAACAATCGGTTTTAAAGTATCAATAGGAATTATTTCGAGCTCATCTATAACAGTAGTATCAATTAGTTTTGTCCTGTCAACTATTTTAATTTCGGTTTTAGCTTCGGTTTGTGTTTTCGTTTCCTGTTTATCGACTATTACCTTTCTGGATCCACACCCGACTAAAAGCAAAGATAATATTAATAGGTATTTCATAGTTAAAATATAAAATGGTTAATTGTTTTTTGTGTTTCGTAATAGTTGAATGTAGTGAAACTGCTTAAAGTATTTTTAAAACAAGTTTTTACCCAGTCCGATGGTGGACTAAATGCCCCGAAGTTTTGATATTCAAACGCCGTGCTACTTGTATGGTCGAATAGCAATTGATGACTATCGCCCTTGCTAAATTCTATTTTATAGTTATGCAATTTGTACTCATCAATATAGTTTTTAATTTTCTCGATTTGCACGGGATCTAATTTAGGTTTAAATCCAAATTTTAAATTTGCATTGTCTTTCCCATGTGTTAAAATGAAGCATCGATTATTAATAATGTAGTGGTCAATGAATTTTCTTTGATTAATAACCTCAATATTATTTGGATATTTCAACTCGATGTAAGTCTTGAAAGCTGAGTTCACAATATAGCCAAAACTTCCAGCATGGTTATCGTTACAAATATTCACAAATTTAATTTTGTCGTAATACAAAAATAAATTATCTACTAAACGGATTTTAAACAATAAAGCAACGTCGAACGCTTTTTGGTTGTCCATATTTTGAGGTAATTTGTGACCGCCCCTGGTTGTTTCTGCGTCCCACCCATCTAAAAAATCCGCCAAATCGTTTAAAAATAAAGTATTCGACTTTTTATTTTTAATAATTTCGTTTACAAATATTTCAAGTCTTAAAAATATTTGCTCCTCGTTCCATAAACCATCGTACAAAGAATAACCATCTTTGTTTACGTCCATTCCTATATGAACATCGGTAAAAACCGCCCTATCAAATTTCGCTATATTTTTAGATTTACGATTTATTGTAATAGGCTCGATTTTATCTTTGAAAATACTTAAAAAATCAATTTCTTTCTCAACGTCAACCCCTTTTATAGGCTCAGTAATAACCCATTGTTGATTGGTTGCTACGTTTGTACTAACCCGTTTGATTTGATGATTTAAAGGAATGTCTATCAACTCCTTTGAGGTTAATTTTTCAACCTTTGTAATTACTTCGCCATCTTTGTTAAGAGTTCGTTTGACTTCTTTAAATTCGGATTCGTGTAAATTTCGGAGTTTTAATAGTTCGTTATATTGCTGGTGAGATAAATAATATTGAGGGTTGGAAAATTTATTAGAATTTCTTTCTTGTAGAATAAACCCCAAAGCGATTGCCTCGAATGGTTTTAACCTTATTTTTTTTCGCATTTACTTGTTATAATTTTCGACCTCTGACAAGCGTCTATTAACTAAACCTTGAACTACAACTCCACCAGCTTTATTCCAGCGTTTAAATTCGTTTGAAATAGTTATGTCTTTAGGATTTGCGTTTACTTTTTTTAAAAGTGTTGAGGTTGCAAAAGAATTAATTCCAATATTGTAAGCTAAAGAAACCAAACTATTAAATTGATTTTGTGTAACTTCTTTTATAAGTAACCCGGATACTCTTTTTGCGAACTTATCGGCAATAGTTTTAAACATTTCAAACGCTTCTACTTCCGTAATTTTTTCATCAATTAAAGTTACTCTTTTGCCGTTTGGATAATAAGTATTACCATATCCAATAGTAGGAATACGAGCCGAACAAAGATAGGGTTTTAAAGAAAGTCCTTCAAATTGTGTAATAATTTTGTAACCTGATTTGTCTAATTTCATCGTTTTAATTTTTTGTGAATAAACATTGCAAATAATTTTCCGAAATATCCAACAATTCCACCAATAAAACCAAAGAAAACAGCTTTAAGAAGTTGTTCTAAATCGTGATTCATCGAGTTATCTAAAATTACTGATGAAAGTGAAAACAACCCACCGCAAATTATGCTTATAAAACCGTGACCGTGACTATTCATTTTTTGTAAGAATTTTATTTGCCAAATTTAGTATAAATTTTGGGAATATCATAAGAGAAACCGAAATAACATTCATAGCCATTTCAGCGTATGTATAAGATAGCGTATTTGTTGCGTATCTGTATAGCTGAATTAGCATAATAATCGCACCTACACAAGCCATAAGCCATAATACTAATTCTCTACGTTGTTGGGTGCTCATCTTCTGTATATTCTATTGTTTGATAATTTCCGTGTGCCTCTGCTTCTTGCAAATCTAGGGTTTCAATATACCCATTTTCGATAAACATTCTATATTTTATCATTTTATCTCGGTGTTGTTAAGTAGTTTTCATATCCTAAATAGTCGCAAAAACAACTAATATTTGTAAGTCCTATTGTTTTTGCAATTCCTTGCTTTATATTAAACCTTGAAACTCCACTAGGAATGTTTGTTGTATGCGCTGCTACTGTTGTACCGTTTATTTTAAAAACAACCGATGTACCCGCTGCATTTATTTCAATTCGCAAAGTATTGAAAAGTAGATTTGCAAGTACAGTTGTAGTTGTTAATGTACGAACTGAATTATCAGATGTTACACATTGCCAATAAGGACTAGCAGTTGTTCCATTTTGTGTTCCGCCCTCATCATACGTAAAAAATATACCCGTAGAATCAACCCCGTTACCTGTTTGGTTAGAAAATCCAGATATAAACCTATATCTATCTGTTAATATTGAAAGAGCCGAAAATTCAATTGAAGTTTCATAAACCCAAATTCCATTACCAATATTAAATTGTCTTCCAATATTTGCCTCAGAACAATGATTAGCATATCCAGCCAAAGTAGTTCCTGTTTGATATTGACAGAATCCGATTTGATTTAATTGCTGGTTTGGAATATTTATTAAAGTTCTAACCGCAAGCGTACCCGCACCATTATTAATGAATCTTAAATAAGGTACAGCATTTCCTTCTCCCTCAAAATCTGTAAAAAACTGAACCCCTCGTTTCATTTTATCTAGCCATGAAAGATTATTAACAGCGTCAACCGTTGGAAATTTTACCCCCGTACCATCTAAAGCAAGTGAGTTTTGTTTGTTTGCTGTATTTTCTTTATTAACTAAAGCATCAAACACACCATTACTACTAACAGCGTTTGTACTTCCGTCAGTAGGCACTGCATCAATTGGCAATAAAGGAACAACCGTCAAAGGAATAGGAACTAATGTTCTAACAGGTGTAACCCCTCCAAATTGAAATTGATAAGTAGGATTAGAACCGCCACTTATTCTATTAGCGTAATATTTCATTACTACTCTGTCCGTGTCTAAGAATATACCGTCATTCCATATAGCAGTAGCAGTAAATTCAATGTAAATTCCACCATCTATTACAGGTATAGTGTTATCACTTGTTGCAATTAATGTTTCAACCCCCGCACTTGTCCGTTTGTAAACCTTAAAGTAAAAAGTTGCTTCCCCACTTCCTGATATTCTTCTTATATTTCCAATTGTTGTAATATTAAAAACTCCAGGATTACCTATTATAATATTAGCAGAAGTCGCAAGGCTCGAAATTAGTTGATCCGTTGTTGTAATCGCACCCGTCGAAATATCTACAGCAGTTGTATTGTAAGATGGGTCTGTAATGCTTGTAACTATTTTAACATAGCCACCAATATCACTTGCAACGTTCGTAGGATAAAATATAATATTTGAAGGTAAATCTTCAAGGCTTATAAAATGCGAAATTCCATTATCACCGTCGTTAATAAGGTCACTTGTTTTTGTAACATTTGTCGCACCCTCTTCAATACCCGCAAGTTTTGTTTTTTCGGTATCGGTATAATCATTTGTAGAAAGTCCTTTACCTGTTATTTTGTCGACTTTATCATTCAACAAAATATCTGTTTCACTACTTGTATATGCTCCAACTTGTGCGGCAGTTGTTTGATGTGGATTTGAATAGTTCGTTAAGTGGTTAATTAAAGTTGCTCCATTTGTTGAAATCCAACTAACCGAACTATCATAACTACTTTTTAAAGTGGTTGTAAATGCTTCGGTAATAGCATCTAAAATAGTTCTATTCGTATGCGTTATTGCTGTTTTTTCAGCGGGTGTTAAATAAACCTTTGTCGCTGTTTCTGGAATGTCATTTGTAGTTAATTCAACTATTCCGTTTTGTCCGTTCACACTTTCAACAGCCCCACCGCTTGAAGTAGTTACTATAATCTGTGTAACGTTTGGCGTTGCATTTATAGTAACAATTTCTTCAATTTTCGTAACATTTACATTTATAATTTCGCTCATCTTAATTTGTTATTGTAGTTAC